GGCCTCGGTCAGGTTGGCCTCGTACAGGTTGGCCTCGGTCAGGTTGGCCTCGGTCAGGTTGGCCTCGGTCAGGTTGGCCTCGTACAGGTTGGCCTCGGTCAGGTTGGCCTCGGTCAGGTTGGCCTCGGTCAGGTTGGCCTCGTACAGGTTGGCCTCGGTCAGGTTGGCCTCGGTCAGGTTGGCCTCGGTCAGGTTGGCCTCGTACAGGTTGGCCTCGGTCAGGTTGGCCCCGGTCAGGTTGGCCCCGGTCAGGTTGGCCCCGGTCAGGTTGGCCCCGGTCAGGTTGGCCCCGCGCAGGTTGGCGGCCCGGCGCTCCACCATGCGGCGCGTAGTGGCAATGTGCCAATCGCGCCGGACAGCGTAGCTCTGGATTTCGCGAAGTGATTTACGGTTCATCGTTTATTGCCTTTCGGTGCCTCGTCCGCGACCTCAGCCTCTGGCGGCACGGGCATGGGGCGCATGGTGGCGCGCTTGCCCTGCTCCAGCGCAGCGATGACGCGGCGTGCCTCGACGCTGATGGCAGGATCGGGATGCTGCGCGCGCTGGCGCAACATTTGTTGCACGAAACGAGTGAATGGGTTCATTGGCGGCCACCTCCATTGGCCGTGTCAAAAAGGCGGGTCATGCGGCACCGCCCACCCATACCCAGCTACCGCCGGGCGTGTGCTGAACGTGCGTCGGGTTGACGCGGGCGGCGTCGAGCTTGGGGCCGCCCACAATGCGCTGGCGGCAGACGGAGACATCCGTCCACAGGTACGGGATCAGACGCCCGTCGGGGTGGCGCAGCAGGCCCTTGCGGGCCGTGCGGGTGCGGCGGTAGATCGGGTCAGCGTCGAAGTGCAGCGCGCCGATGCAGACGATGACGCCGTGCGGCACCACATCGCCGGCGGCCAGGTCGAGCACGCTGACCTCAAGCCATTGCAGGCCGGTGGGCAGGGTCATGTCAGCGCCCTCCATTCGCGCCACTGGCGACAGCGGGCGGCATGTCAATCTGCGCGGCGATGTAGGCTTCGACGGCCTTGTCGGCCTTAGCGCGCCCCTGCGTCCACTCGCTAAAGCGCGTGACGTTGAGCGCGGCCAGCATCTCCAGGTCGCTGAGGGACTTCGCGCGCCAGTGGCGCACAAACTCCTCAGCGTTGGAGCGATTGCGCAGGTCATCAGCTTCTGCCTCTGCCTCGCCAGTCTCGTCGGTTGTGGTCACAGTTTCGCCGGTCGCAAAACCAGCGGCGACGCTCTCGAACTCTGCCCAGGTCACTCTCGGCAGCGCGCCCGCCTTGCCCAGCACAACACCGCGCGACTTTTCGACGACGGCGCTGTGATCGTTGTTGAAGTGGACGACGAAATCCATCATGTAGATGAGCTTCTTGTCGGCATCAGGCTTGACGCCCACTCGCTCCAGACCACTGCCGCGCGTGGCGTATTCCGGGGCCTCGCGGGCGATGAGGATCACGTGCGCGGGCAGATTGGTCAGAGAGGTGTAGAGCGCGCTCATGCGGTTGTTGATGCGCGCCCACTCGCGGAAGCCGAGGTCTTTGGAGTTGTTGGCCGACTCCGCCGTCTTTTCGACATCGTAGGCGACGGTGATCGGGTCAATGACCAGCGTGTCGTAGGTCTTGCCGCCGTCGGCCTGGATGAAGCGCACGGCCTGTTCGACCTCGCTGAGACGCTTGGCGTGCAGGACGCTGAAAGGCGGGATGCCGGGACGCCCGGCGTAGAGGTCGCTGCCGTTCTCGGCGTCAATCAGAGCGACGCGCGGGAACGTGAGCGCGGCCCAGGTCTTGCCAGAGCCGGACGGCCCGTAGAACAGCAGCTTGAGCTTTTTGCTGATGGGGGTTGCCGGCTTGAAGGGGTCGTTCATCGCTAATTCCTTTATGCTAATTGTCCGACAGACTGACCGACTTAGCGGCAATAACGTGCTTCCAACCTGACAAGGTGTACAATGGATGTGGCACGGTTCGCCGTGTTGTTCGGGGGTTGCCACCCTTGCCTCGTAAGCTTTGGGGTGGCAACCCTTCCTAAATGAGGTGACAGCGAAGCTGCTATCACTGCTTTTATTATGCGCTTATTCCGTCAGAATGTCAAGTCAAGGTTTACTCTTTCGCGCAAGCCTATTGCGTACTAACAATTTGTGTGGTAACGTATTGGCAGGTGTAACCATGATAACGAGGCGGTTTATGGTGAGGATAAAGCTGGTCGAGTCTATGGCCCTGAAGCAGATACGCGACAATCGGCGACTTTCGATTGCGGATGTGTCGCGCGGTACAGGTTTATCACGCCAGACGATCTCGCGAATGGTCAACCAGCCCGAACTGGAACGCATTGACGTGGATACCGTCAACACGCTCTGTGAGTATTTCGGGTGCGGGTTCTACGATCTGATCGAGGTTGTCGAGATCGAGCGCGCGTCGTAGCAGGCAGGAGCGCCCGATGGACGAACGCGACCAAGTGCGCCTGGCGCTGGTGCTGATGGTGCTGGCGCTGTTGATCGTCGGGATGCGCGCCAGCAGCCCGCCGCCCACACCGGATTACCCACGCCCGCGCAACTGCGCGACGGCGACGGCTTACGGGCTGGGAGAGGCAGAGATTGCGCAGCGCTGGTCGCACCTGGACCGGGACAAGGACGGGGTGGCGTGCTACGGTGACTGACACGTTGGTAATAAGGCCGGGCGTACATTGGTTACAACTCGGTTATAAATGGTTGCGCCCGGTAGAACACTTGTTGTACACTGTGGGGTGTGGGAGCTAAAGATGCAACATTTCTTGCAGACTGCCGACAAAACTGTAATTAACTAAAAGCCCCTCGCGCCCTCCGAGATGAGGAATTAGCGCGTGGGGCTTTTACATCCAAGAGGACATGCTGAGCATGTCCGCGCAGCTTAACATACGATATGCCCTTTCAACCGTGAGCACACGGGGAGGTGTGTTCGTCGGTCAAAATGACACCCGGCAAGTCGGGGCGACGGGATTCGAACCCATGACCTCTTGTTGTGGCTGCCCATAAATACCGCGCACCTTACTCCCCTTTCCGCAGACGAAACCTGAGAATATTAGCAGGCTGCGGATCACTGGTATAGGCCAGTTTCTCCACCTCAGCGCGGACACGATCCCAATCCTGGGGGTAATAGTAGGTCAGGGTTGTGACCGGGCTTCCGTGGCCGAGCGCAACGGCGGCCAGACTGGGCGCAACGTGGGCATCGGCAAACTGGTGGCCTTTGCGGTGGCGCAGCGAGTGCGGCCCGTAGGCGCCGATGCCGGCACGACGGCACAGCTTCTCGAACAACTGGCCCAGGCTGTCGTTGAGCATCCGCCGGCCATGCCGCTGAAAGACGTAGTCGCCGTCGCGCAGGGTGTGCTCCAGGCGCCAGCGGGACAACGCATAGGCGCATTCCCGGCCAAACCACACCGGGCGCGGCTCACCGCCCTTCTCGGTCACAATGGCCCGGCGCTCAGCGAAGTTGATCTCTGACCAGCGCAACCCGGCAGCGCCGCCAATGCGGCAGCCGGTATCGCCCAGGAACAGCACCAGCGCCAGGTAGCGGGGCCGGCGCTGCGCGTAATCGACGAGCTGGCGGTAGTGCTCATCAGGCATGGCCTTGGCGCGGGGGACAGACTGCGGTTGACGGACGCAGCGCAGGCCGGACGCGGGCGATTGAGTAATTAAACCTGTTTTGACACACCAGTTAAAAAAAGTGCGGATGGTTTTGATGTGTTTGTTGATGCTGACCGGGCTGGTGATGGTGGGGCGCTCGCGGACAACCTGCGAGTACTCCAGCAGCAGGGCCGGGTCGATGGCAGCAAGAGGGCGCGCCGGGCCGACATAGTTCTGCATGGCGCGCAGGACGTAGAAGTAGGAGCGGGCGGTGGACGCGGTTTGCTCACCCAGAAAGAGTTCGATGGCTTGAGAGAGTTGCACGGGTGTCAATCCTTTCACCTGAATTGTACCGAAATTTCTGGCGGCAAACGACAAATTGCCGCCGTTGATGAGCCGGAAAGGACGATGCAGCAGATGGCAGACCGGACAATTCAAACGTCACAGGTGGCAAGCGACTGGTTGGAGCTGGGTAGTCTCAGGCTCATTCTGAACGCTGTCTACGCCGGGCGGCGAGACGCGCCTGATCTGCACCGTGTGTTTCTCACGATGTCAGGCGGCAGTCACGCGACAGCGGTGATGCTGGCGATGGTGGTCAAGTGGGACGCCCGAATGCGAGATCGTGGCGACGGGTGGTGGTACAAAAGTGATTCGTCCTGGCAGGACGAAGCTGGGCTGTCGCCGTACGAGGCACGAACCGCCCGTGCGCTGCTGGTGAAGTGCGGACTACGTTTCGACAGTCGCCCAGCATTGGACGGTCGCAAGACATGGCATTACGCACTCGATCAGGATGCATTCTGGGCGCAATTTGCGGCGGCACTGGGGCTGCCTGCTACAGCCATTCAGTGGTGTGTTTACACTCTAAAAACCTCGAATGGGCAGGTGAAAACTTTTGAATGGATCGTTCAAGATATTGCAACTGACCCTTCAAAAATTTTGAATGGTACGTTGAAAAAAGTTGAACGTACCCTTCAACAGAGTGCAGAGGTATTACAACCGGTATCAACCGTAACCACATCCGAACACTCAACCGAAGAACAGTCGTCGTCGCGCGCACGCGCGCACGAAGGCGCGCACGACGAGCGACCGGAGACGACGACGACAAATGCGCCGGTGAACATGCAACAAATGTTGCGCGAAACCGGCCAGGGCAACAGCGGGGAAGACCCGCGCGACCTTCCGGGGAACACGCCGGACGCGCCCGAAGCCCCTCCCCCCAGTTCCGCGCCGCCCCCCTCCCCGGCAGCGCTGGCGGGCGATGCGCTGTGGCGGGCGTATGTGGCGGGTGGCGGGGTGGACGCGGTGCCGCTTAAAGCCTTCGGCCTGTACGCGGGTGCGTGGAGGCGCCTGGCCGATGCCGGGGCCAGCGCTGAGGAGGTCGAGCGCATGACGCGCGACAAACTGGACGGGCGCGCGCCGGACAAACCGTACCGGTTCACCTTCCTGGCCGATGATCTGGCGGAATGGCGGCGGGGCAAGCGCCGCCCGGTGGACGTGATGCGCGATGAGGGGCGGCGGTATGCGTCGGGGATATATGCGAGCTTCATCCAAACAGGGGCAGTGAGTCAAACCGCCCAGGCTTCACTGGGCGGGTGACGGCGGGCCGGTGCGAGGTCGAACGAACCGACCGCCGGCGCAGAGTATAGCGCGCGATTGATTGCACGTACAGAGAGTGAGCGAGGTCGAAACATGAAAGTCATTACGCTGTTGAACGAAAAAGGCGGTGTTGGGAAGACGACTGCCTCAACGACGCTGGCCGCATGGCTGGCAATCCAGGGGCGGCGCGTGCTGCTGATTGACGCTGACGCCCAGGGCAACGCCACGCGCGCCTTCGGGGTGGACAAGGCACCCTGCTTTCACGACTGGGTGCTGCGCAGCGCGCCGGTTGCGGACATGGTGCAGGCCGTTCCGCCGGCGATTTACACCGTGCCGGATGAGGAACCGCGCGGCGGCTCACTGCTGGTGATGCCCAGCAATGCCGAAACGCGCGTGATCCCGATGGGCACGGACAACGGGATGATTATCCTCCAGCGCGTGCTGGAACTGAGAGACGTTTTCGATTACGTTATTTTCGACACGTCCCCTACCCCGTCGATGCTGCATCTAATGATCTACCTGGCAACCGACGGGATTATCTACCCCACGACGCTGGAGGAATGGGCGTTCGACGGGCTGCGCGCCAGCATGACGCACCGCGAACAGGTGGACATGTTTCGCCAGACGCGGGGACTGCCACCTGTGGCGATGTTGGGCATTGTGCCGATGATGTATCGCCCCAAGACCATCGAGCACGCCGAAAACCTGAAGATGCTGAGACACCGTTTCGGGGACGCCGTGTGGGAACCCTTCCCGCAGCGGATCATTTGGGCGGAGGCTGCCGGGTTGTGCCGCAGCATCTTTGCGGTCGCGCCGTCGTCACGGGCGGCTGAGGATGCGCGGCGAATGGGCGCGCGGTTCGAGCGGGAGGCCAGCCATGCCTTCAGCGCGTGATCGACGGCAGCACCGCCCGATGGGGTGGGAAGATGACGGTGACGACGGCGGCGATCCGGGGTGGTCGCTGTCGGAGATGGACAGGCAGGTGTTCGGCGCGCTGAAGGAAATTAACACCGGCGTCATGACACCAGAGCGCGCGATTGTTGCCAAGCGCGGCGACGCCATTGATCTCGGCGGCAAATTCCGGCTGACGCCGGTGGGGTTGGAAATCACCGGCGAAGTTTCCGAGTCAGAGTGGGGTGATTTTTTCCAGCTCATTCAGCGGGTGCAATCCAGCCTGCAATGGCTGATTGGCGACTGGATTGCCTACGGCGAAATGACGTTGGGAAAAACGTATGAAAATATGGCAGAAATCACCGGCTTCAGCGCGAAAACGCTGCGAAATATGGTGTATGTGGCCCGCGCGATACCCATGTCCTTACGTAAGGACACGCTCACTTTTGGGCATCATAACGTGGTTGCCGGGCTGCCCGCACCGCGCCAACAGCAGTGGCTGGAGTACGCGGAAGTGAACAACCTGAGCGTGGCCGCGCTGACCAAAGCGATTAAGGGAACGCCTGATCCAGGCGAACCGCCAGCGAAGTTGTTCCAGCGTGACGCGGCAGCTATTGCTCGAATCAGCATGTCAAGGAAGATGCCGCGCGGCAAAAAGCGCGCCGATGCGCTGGCGAAAGTGCGGAACATGCGTGCCTGGCTTGACGATGTTGAGCGCTGGTTGGAGGGAGGCGACAATGGGTAAGACAACTATCGAATGGGCATCGCACACCTGGAACCCGTACACCTGGGCGTGCCGCAAGGTCTCGCCGGGCTGCGCCAACTGCTACGCCGAATTTCTGGCCGAACGCCGCAACGGGCCAGGCGCGTTCAACCGCGCACCGGAATGGCGTGGGGCGCGGGCGATGCAGGAGATCAGGCGGATGCCGCGCGGCGCGGTTGTGTTCGTCAACAGCATGAGCGACACGTATCACGAACAGGCGCGCGTGTCGTGGATACACAGCATCCACAACATCGCGGCGTATCTGCGCCCGGACGTGACGTTTCTGCTGCTGACCAAGCGCCCGGAGCGCGCACTGGCGCTGGCGCGCACGCTGACCTACCCGCCGAACCTGTGGGTAGGCACGAGTGTCGAGAACGCCGACTACCTGTGGCGGTTGGACTACCTGCTGCGCATCCCGGCGGCGGGGCATTTCGTGAGCGCTGAACCGCTGCTGGGGCCGCTGCCGGGCCTGCGCCAATATGTGCAGTCTGGACTGAAGTGGGTGATTGTCGGCGCGGAGAGCGGCGCGAAACGGCGGCCTTTCGACAAAGCCTGGGCGCGCGACATCCGCGATATGTGCGGGCGCGCGGGCGTGGCGTATATGTTCAAGCAGGGCGGCGCCTACGCCAGCGGGCAGGACAGGCTGCTCGACGGGCGCACCTGGGATGAGACGCCGTTCACACCGCGCGCGCAAGCGGTGCCGGCGGTTCCAATGCCAATGCTGCCGGTGCAAATGGGCTTGTGGGGTGAACAGCGATGAGCGCGCCGACGCTGTTTTACACCGTGCACGCCATCAACCCGTATCGGTACCTGCTGGACCATCTGCGGATGCTGCCTGGCGGCGGTGACGTAGGCGGTGTGGTGCGGCACGTGTTCGCGTGGTCTGAGGCGGCGGAGAGTTTACGGAAGGCTGAGGAAACGCTGGCGACGGTAGGGCGTGACTATGGGCGTGAGCTGAGCCGGGAACGCAAGGCGCTGGCGGCGCTGCGCCCCACTGACCCGGCACGGCGCGACCATGAGCGCGCGCTGGCCCACCTGGAGCGCGGCGGGTACGAGACGCTGACGTGGCGGTTGCAGGTGGCGGCACGTGAAGTGGCCCGTCAGCAGGCACGCCTGGACGAGATTGACGCCATGCTGCGCCAGGTGGCGGCAGTCGACGAGTCGGTACGGCTGGCGCTGAGCGAGGGAGCGCGCGAGCATGTCGAGACGACGACCGGTTGACCCGCGCCAACTGGCGCTGCCGCTGTACTGGGCACCTGACCCGACGCCCTACGAGCTGTACGTGGCACACGTGGTGCAGGACTTGTGCCGGCGCAGCGGCGGCCCGGTGCCGGCAACAGTGGTGGCGGGGCACCTGGGGAAAGCAGACCGGACGGCGCGCCTGTATCTGCGCCGGTTGGAGCGGGCACGAGTGGCGATGCGCCCGAAGGGGCCGCGCAGTGGGTGGATGGTCACGAGAGGAATGGTGCAGTGAATAACGACAACGGCGACATGGGGGGACTACCCGTGTTGAGGCTCACTACCAAACAATGGACTGATGCGGTTAGGTTTCTTGCGTGTGATGCGACGATGCGTGCGATGGTTGGAAAAGTCAGTCAGGAATTAAAAACCATCATTGACGCACAGGCGGATGTAACTAGGCAGAAGGGAAATGACGCAATGAGCGATGCGAAAAAGACTGGAATCTATGTGATTCAGGAGAGCGGGTGGGACCCATATTTGATTGAAATATTGGAAGGGCCAGCAGACCAGGATGTTGGCGATCTGTTCGACCTTTTCCTCGACGAGACTGGATATACCGGTAAGCCACTGGGATTGGGAGATTATTTGGGTGAACGGAGGGATGCGTTTATAGAGTGGCTGGGGCAGAGGGCGGGGTGGCGTGTTGTTGATTACGATAGCATATACATCGGCGGCAAATAGTCGTACTGCAACAACAGAAAGCCGGGCCGAGAGGCCCGGCTTTTGTTGGGGGTAGGCGCTACTCCGACTCGTAGAGCGCAATAACGAGTTCTTTCGGCGTTTGGCGTTTATCAACCATTGCGCAGCGCCTCCACTTGCTGACGACTGACCCGGCCCGCGCGCTGCGGGTTCGATTCGCTGGGATCGAGGTAGCGCGTGAGTTTTCCGCGCGCGATGAGGTCGTTGACGTAGACCAGATCGCGCGTTTCGGCGCTGCCACGCAGGACGCGCGCTGCCTCGGTGAGTGTGACGAGTTCGTCGCCGCGCGCCCACAACTGCGCTTGCATGACGAGCTGCCCCAACTCACTCGTCCAAAACGTATCTGGGATGGTATAGCTGGGTTCCAGCGGAGACGCATAGAGCGTCTCCATGATGGACTGTGTCATGCCCATCACCTCAAACGTCAGCATGTCGTCACGTTTAGGCTGGTCATTGACGACCCGGCATAGCGTCTCGATCATCTCGCGCAGTGGAGATTGTTCTGCTGGGTGTGGTTGGCCGGACGTGCCCAGCACATCCGGCGGGGCAAACCAGAGTTGTCCCAAATAGCGCCACTGCAGATGGTAGAGCAGATTTGAGACTATCTCGACTGTGATTTTGTTTACATCAAACAAAGTTACACCTCCAATACGAAGGCCCGCGCTGCGCGGGCCTGTTTGCGATAAAAGGCGTTGATTACTCCGGCGCTTCGACCTTGCGCCACCGGCGCAGGTCAGGCTGCCACTTGCGCATCTCAGCGACGGCTTCCGCCGCCGTCTCGACGGTGATGATCCCGTCGAGGCTTCCGATGTCGTACCCGCCGTCGGGGTTTTCAAACACCGTTACTTCTATCGAATAGCGGGTCTGCTCATTCTTAACCTCAGCCTTGAGGCCGTCCCACCCACTTACCATTTCGATCTTCTTCATTTCAGTGCCCTTTCTTGATAACTTAGCTTAGTTATAGTATATGACAATTTAGCTAAGTTGAAACCCCTAATTGGTGGGGGTACGACTGTTTAGCGCGTTGTTGCCGCTAATTCAGAACCCCCGTGCTATGCTGAGGGCAGCGAAGGGGAGGTGGCATCTGGCGATTGACATCGCACGACTGAAGCGCGAGTATCGCGCAGTATGCAACAAATGCTGCATCAATCCAGATGACGGCCCGGCCAGCAGCTTCGAGGTAGCGCTGGCACGCGGCGAACTGGCGAAGCTGCGCCAAGCGACGGCTCGCTACGATTACCGCGACTGGCGCGAACTGCGCGATGTGAGCGTCTACTGGATGAGCGTGCTGTCGTACATGTCGCCGGGCGGGTGGTGCTGGACGGAGGCACGTCTGTGGGCGCGCGTGGTGGCGGAGGTGCGGCGGCGCTGCCCGCAGACGGCGGCAGAGGTGGTCGAGGCGTACACTGCCAGCGCGGTCGAGGACGCCTTTAGCGCTGCGCTGCGCGAGGTGCTGCGCGAACTGCGTGCGGACATGCCGCTGCGCGAACTGCACCGGAGGCAGGCCGCCAAGGGTTACGCCGTCAACCCGCTGCGTTTCAAGCAGTCGCCCGCGTCGTAAGGTTAAGATGCCGTTTGCTTGTAAGATTGTCGTAATAGTAATGTGGTATAATAGTTATTGAAACAGGTGTGCGTTTTTCGCAGGGGCGGCAGTGTTTGACCGGATGCCGGGCGGCGCACACCTGAGCAGCACCGGTGCAATACAGCGAGCGCGGCGATGATCGGCGCGGGTGCAGGCACCTTCGGACAGGCCTGCGGGCGTGCAAGGCGGCGGGCACGCGGCAACACCTCGATCTGCCTATCGACAAAGGCAGGGGCACGCGAAGCCCGGCTGGATAAGGCGCGGCGAAACCTGGGAGGGGGACGCGGCGCAGGAAGAAGCCTACTCGCACACCTGGCCGCTACAACCTGGGAGGGCGCGCCGGTTCAAGGACGGGCGCGGGCGGTTCGATCCCGCCAGCGGCACATGCCATATGTGAGCGGATGAACATGCAAGCAACGCTAGATTACCTGAAGCACCTGCGCGACACCGATCTACCGCAATACTTCGCGGTGTCAACGGCTGTGCTGCTGCTGCTGCTGGAAGGCACATGCGGCCCGGGCGAAGCGGCCATGCGCGCGACGTTGCAGGCGGCACGCAGACTATTGGGGCAGGAGCGCGCGGGGGAACTGGCATGACAGGATGGCGCGTTGAACTGTGGAGCTATCGCTTAGGGGTATTTGTGCTGGGCGTGCTGATCTATCGCATGGTGGACATGCGCGGCGAATTGCTGCTGGCGCAAATGACGCTCGTGATCGTGATCTGCGTCCGGTTGTGGCAGCGTTGGCGCACCCAAGACGGTGGCACGGCATATTCCCCTAGATAACAGGTGGTAACGAATGGCAAAGCGCAAGCGCTACGATGACAAGTTCAGGGCGTCCGCTGTTGTCATGTTGGAAGCGGCTGGATATACGGGCGACGAACACAGCAGGCTCGGCTCGCTGACGGAAGTATCACGTGAAATAGGCGTGCCAATGCCTACGCTAAGCAATTGGTTTAAGGGTGTGAATAACCCGCCACCTTCAGAGATCGTAACCGAAAAAAAGGCGGACTTAGCCGTCGTCTTCGAGGACATCGCTTACAAGATGCTGGCACACGCTGGCAACCCTGATGTTATCGACAGTATGTCAGGCAAGGATGCGGTGATCGCCGCGGCAACGGCAACGGACAAAATGCGCTTACTGCGTGGCTTGCCGACAGAGATTGTGCAGATCATTCCCGACCTAGTCGCAGCAATCGAAAGCATGGGGCAGTCACCGGCTGATGTTTTCAACCGCATTATCCAACGCGCACGAGAAAACGCCCGGTCTTGACGCCCTTGTCGATTACGCGCTAGGGCTTGACGGTGACGCCGGTGCTATCGCGGCGACGTCGCTGGCGGACTTCTGCGAACAATACCTCTGGATACAAGATAAGCAAGATCAGCTTATCCCGCTGCGCCTGAATCGTGCCCAGCGTCACTTCGCCGAACACGTCACCGGTCGCGACCTGATCCTGAAGGCGCGACAGCTTGGCTTCAGTACCGTGATTGCGGCGCTGATGTTTAAAACCACTGTCGAACGTTCGGCGCGTTCGGTGTCTATGGCACATGATGACGACACCACGCAAAAACTGCGCCGCATGGCGAAACTGTTCTATGACAACCTACGCGGCGACACGTGGATTACACGCACCCAGGACAACGCCGCAGTCACCAGCTACAGCAACGGCAGCGAAGTCACGATCAAGACAGCGGGTAGCAAGCAGGGCGGGCGCGGCGGCACTTACGGCGGCGTGTTTCACGGCTCGGAAGTGGCCTTCTGGACGGACGCGAAAGCGATTATCGCAGGCGCTATGCAAGGCGTTTCGCGTGGCGGCATTGTGATCCTGGAGAGCACGCCGAACGGCACGCAAGGGCTGTTTTACGAAGAAGTGCAGAAAGCCAAGATAGGCGAGAGCGATTACACGCTGCACTTCTATCCGTGGTGGTGGGACGATACCTACTGCGTACCGCTTGAACAAGGCGAAACGCTGCGCTACAGCGACGACGAGCAGGTGCTGGTTGACCGGCACGGACTGACGCCGGAACAGATTAAGTGGCGGCGTAAGAAGCTCAACGAGCCGGGTATGCGGGACATCTTCAAGCAGGAGTATCCCGAAGATACGGACACCTGCTTCCTGACCAGCGGCGATAGCGCGTTTGCTGACGTGCATTTGGCGCTGCGTAACGTGTCACAATCCGCACCTATTCCCGGCCATGAGTACGTTGCGGGCCTCGACTGGGGGCAGGACAACGACTACACCACACTGTCGATTATTGACCGTGTGACACATGAGGAAGTGGCGCTGCAACGCTGGCGGCGTGAGCCTTACGCGGTCATTCGCCAGCACGTCGTGCAGACGTGTAAAGCGTGGAACGTGTCGCAGATTACGCCAGAGCGTAACAGCATGAGCAGCAACGTAGAAGCGCTGATTGACGATTTTAGCGCCGCGGGCCTGCGCGTGAGTGTGTATCCGCTGGTCATGACAAATCTGGTCAAGCATGAGCTTGTGACGCTGTTCAAGACCGGCTATCAGGCTGACGGCCTAACGCTGCTGGACATCCCATACGCGACACAAGAGCTAAATACTTTTGTCAAAAAGCAGACGGCTTCGATGCTGTGGACGTATGCGGCAGAGGGTGACGGACACGACGACACGGTGATCGCCCGGCTGCTGGCATGGCATTGTATGTTTAACCAGCGCGAGCTAATTGTGGACTATGCGCCGCCTACATTGCGGGACTATCGGGGGTAGCATGTGGCTAATTTATGGGGGCGCGTTATGAGATCGGTGCGCGCGGGCTGGTATGTATTCAACGAGAAGGCGCTCATACCGTCTGATGAGTTCCCCTGGGACGCCTACGAATCGTGCCTGTTTCGCTACGCTATGTACGAAGCCTACGACACAAACACCGCGTACGATAGCGTGCAGCGGTTCAGCACGGAACTGAAGCGCGCCGGGAAGCTGTACAATCACGTTCGTGGTGTCTACAACCCTGTTTCCCGTCTCAAGGAAAGTTACGTCGATAAAATCTACGGCGGCGCGCTGGACTTTGAGACACTCGAAACCGGCGCTATCCCGCTGGTGTTTGTGGACGATGCGAACGCGGATGTGCTGCGCGATGCGCTGCGCAACGTGTGGCTGGGGTCTAATCTGCGCCTGAACAAAGACTTGTACGTGCGTCAGGGCGCGCTGCTGGGTGATGTGGCGTGGAAGGTCGTAGACGACCCCCAGCGTGGTAAGGTGCGCATGGAGATATTGCACCCCGGCAAGATTAAAGAGTTTGATGTGGACGCGGTGCATAACGTCAAGCGTATCGTGATTGAATACGAACGCGATGATCCTGAGACCGGACGTAGCTACCTTTACACTGAGGAAATCGACAAGGAGCGCTTTACCACCTACAAGGACGGTGTGCCGTTCGCGTTCGAGGAAGATCGGGAGGGGCGGCGGTTAGCGTCCTGGCCGAATGTTTATGGCTTCGTGCCGGTGGTGCTGGTGCAACACCGCAACGTGGGGCGAAAACGCGGGGCAAACGCCTTCTATGCACAAATCGGAAAGATTGACGAACTAAACGACAGCGCCAGCCTGTTAGGGGACGCGGTGCGCAAGGGTGTCAATCCCATGTTGCGCGCAACCGGATTAAGGCCGGGTACGAAGGTCGAAATTAACGACACTGAACGCGACGAAGTTCCAATTCTGTACATACCCGAAGGCGCAACGCTCGAACCGCTCGCGCCGCAGCTAGACGCGGCCTCAGCAGGTGTGAATATCGACCGCCTGCTGTTGGAGCTTGAGCGCGACCTGCCAGAGCTGGCGCTGCACCGGTTGCGCGAAGGCGGCAACCTGACCGCGCCGGGCGTGCGGTCAGCCTACAGCGACGCCGTTGGACGTTTCCGTAGCGCCATGTCTGCGTATGACGACGGGCTGATTCGCGCGCAGAAAATGGCGCTGTCGATTGGTGGCTTCCGTGGGTATGAAGGCTTCGCCGGCATAACACTGGAAAGCTACGCGGCGGGCGAACTGGAACACTACATCAAAGATCGACCGATTATCGAGGATGCGCTGAGTAAGCTGGATCGAATTACGATCCTGTCGAGCCTGTCTGACCGGCCTGAAGTGGCGCGCCTGGTGCTGGAGGAATTGAGCTTCAGCCAACAGCAGATTGACGACATACTGGCGACGATGACGGAGACGGCGGAACGGCAGACGCGGGCGGCTGTTCGCGGCATGGCGGACGCATGGTTTGGTGGCGCGCGTGAGGAAGGTGACGATGGCGACGAACAGCCCGAACCCGAAACCGAAGCGGCCCCGGAAACACCTACCGTCGCTGCCTGACAAACAGCGTGCCGCGATTATCGAACAGATCAACAGCACGGCGTTGCCGTCTGCCACTAAGCGGCAGCTAATCGCCATGCTAGAAGCGGCGGCGAACCCGGACGCGGAAGCGCCGGAAGTCGTGATCCAGGCACTAGAGGCTGAACGCCGCGACAACATCCTGGCGACAGTAGACACGCTAAACCGCTTCACCGGCGGGCTGGCAGCACGCGGCAAGGCGGGTCTACTGGAGATGACAGATGACGAGTTTGACGCGCTGACAGCGGGCGAACCATGAGCAGCCTGCTAACCGTTCTGGGGCTGCTGTACCAGATGCAGGAAGCGGATATTCGCGCCCTGGCAGACGAACTACTTGAACGGCGCAAAGCCGAATGGCGCACAGCGCTCACGGAACTGGCGCGGCAGCACGGGTGCAACCGTACCGGCGAAAGCCCGCGCCTGGGCGACCTGGACATGCTGCGGCGGATGTCGCTCGACGACGCGCGGCAGATTGCCCAGACGTGGAATAAGGACGTTAGAGGCCAGCTGCGCACGCTATACGACAGCAACCCGCGCGGCAACCGCTTCTACTACTACAGCAACATGGAGAAGTGGGCGACAGCGCGGGCGGGCTGGAAAAATCCGCAGATCGCCATACAGACGGCACAAACTACGCGGTGGCTGGCACAGAACCGCTTCAGGGAGCTAAACAGCATCCGGGCATATTACGTGTTCACCGGCCCGCCGCCCGTGTGCGCGGTGTGCGTAAAACACTTTGGGGCGGGGGTGGTGAGTGAGCGCTACATACAAGCGAACGCATCTCCGGTTCACCCTAATTGTCCGCATGAATGGCAGGAAGTTCGACCGGAACGGATACCCTGTTCCGAATTGTGGGTCGGGTAATTTAACGCGACATGCGCGGTAAAGCATGGGGAGACTAGTATGACCGAAGAACTGAAGCAGCCCGAAACGACGGAAACCGCACCGGATAAAGGCGGGGTTGGTGGGGCTGACATACGGACGTTCACGCAGGATGAGGTGAACGCCTTAATGGGGGAACGGGCGCGGCGTGCCAGTGAGAGCGCAATCGCAGACCTGCTAAAGTCGATGGGCTTTGAGAAGCCCGACGACCTGAAGGCCGTGATTGCCGAAGCGCAAGCGCGCAAAGAAGCGGATATGACCGAGGCGGACAAGGCGAAGGCCGAAGCTGAAAAAGCACGCAAGGAGACGGATGCGCTCAAAGCGGCGCTCGAAGCTGAGCGCGCGGCACGTCTGGCTGACAAGCGTGATGCGGCTATTCGCGCGGCCCTGAAACAGGCGGACGATCCCGCCGCTGTACTGACGCTGCTCCAGGCCAATTTCGCTGCGGATGTCGCAGAAGCAATTGACGCTGAGGGCGCGATCAGTGATAAGGCGGTGTCCAAACTGGTGACAGAGGCCGCGAAGAAATGGCCAGGCATGTTCAAGTCGAACGCGCCCGGTTCCCCAAGCAACGCCGGTGGACGTATACCGCAGCCAGATGTCAGCAAGGCGCTGGCCAATCTGCCCAAGCTGCGGTTGTAATCAGGAGAAAATGAAGTGACTGACATTGCATTGACTGCGGCCAATATCGCGCGGGTATTCCCGCAGGCCGACGAGGTTTTTACCGTGACACTGACCGAAACCGTCACCAAAGGTCAGATTCTGTATCAGCTGACAACCGGCTTGTTCGGTGTAGCTGATGCCAATGCTTCGGGCAAGCAACAGGCGCGCGGCGTGGCACTGGAAGGTGGCGGCGCGGGGCAGGCTATCCCGATGCTCAAGCGCGGCGTTGTCGAGGGCTTCACTGTGTCGGGACTGGACGGCGATGTGCCGGTGTATCTGTCTGATACGGCTGGCGCGCTGGGCGATGACGTTGGCACGATGACGGTCGTCTGTGGGCGCGTGTTTGTTCACGCCGGGCGCAAGCTGGTTCATTTCGACTTCGACTGGCTGCGGGCCTGGTCATAGGTAAAGGAGAACAAGCACAATGAGCGCAATCTTTGGTCTGGCGCAGATGAGCGCCGCCGATTACCAGTACGTGCGCAATGCGGATCAGCGCGCGATCTACGATGCAACTGTGTTCTATGCGCAGGCGCGTATGGCGGACATGCTGGCATCGAGCCGCATCTTTATCAGCGGCACTACAGAAGCCGCGAAAGAGCGCTACTACCTGCCGGGCACGGGCATCATGTCCCGGCGCGCAGACGGTGTGCGCGGGCCAGCGGTGCGCCCGTCCGGTTCGTGGGACGTGGGCTACACCCTGGAAGATTTCGCGGAGCAGGTGGCGGGCACGGATGTGGACTTCGCCTACATGACGCCGGACGCCTACCAGCGCAACGTGGACACCATCGTCAATCGTCACGTTGGGCGCTATCGTCAGATGATCCTGTACTATCTGCTGAACAACAGCCAGAAAACATACGTGGATCAGCGCCTGGGTTCGATCACAGTCGAACCGCTGGCAAATGGTGATGCTGTGGTGTATCCGCCCGTGCTGGGCAGCGATACGGACGCGACCGACAATCACTACATCGAAACTAACTACCTGTCTGCGAACGTCAGCGACAGCAACAACCCGTACATCACGGCGCGCGACGAAATGGAAGAGCATTTCGGCGCGCCCACGGGCGGCAGCAATATCGCCTGTTTCATCAACAACGCCGAGCGCGGCGTTACTGAAAACCTCACCGACTTCACGCCGGTGGAGGATGTGTTCGTTCGCGCGGGCGGCAACGTTGATGTGCCGGTGAACCTGCCTTCCGCGCCGGGCCGTATCCTGGGCCGTGTCAATGGCGTGTGGGTGATCGAGTGGCGCTACATCCCGGCCAACTACATCCTGGGCGTGCATCTGGAAGCGGAACCCCCGCTGAAAGAGCGTGTCGATCCGACTGAGACCGGCCTGCCGCGCGGCCTTACGCCCGTGGTAAATGACCCGGCCTACCCGATCCAGAGCCTGGAAATGCGCGCCCGCTACGGCATGGGCGTGGCCAACCGGCTCAACGGTGTGGTGCTCGAGCTGGGCACGGGTGGCACGTACAGCATCCCGTCCGCTTTCGCCAGCATTCCGTAACCGTAACGACTGCACACGATAGGGGCGGGTAATACCGCCCCTGTTTACTGAGAGGGAAAAATGGGCGCAACACGAGAGAAGAGGATCATCGTCAAAGACCTCCAGGTGCGCAACTCCTGGACGTTCACGGGCGATATTGATGCACAGCAGGACGCTGCCGTTGGTGGCGATACGGAAATGACCGGCGATCTGGCAGTGGGCGGCGACGTCGAAATCACTGGCACGCTAGACGTTACCGGCGATGTGACTGTTGCTGACATGGAAGCGACCGGCGCGGCGGTGTTCGCGGCGCTGAGCGCGACGGCGGGTCAGGTACGGCAGGCGGTTGCTGCGCTGACGGAGACGGGCGCAATTGGTATCAGCAGCGGCCTCGTGACACTGTCACACGCGGAAACGCCTATCCTGGCGACGAAGGCCGCGCCGACCGCGGGCGACATGCTGATTATTGTCAACACCAGCGCCAGCGGCACAGAAGCGCACACCGTGACTCTGGCGGACGGCGTGACCTGGAACGGCACGAACCGCGTTGCCACCCTGGACGCACCGGGCGATACACTGTTCGCAATCGCTACCAGCGCCACCCGCTTCTTGGTGGTGGTGAACATCGGCAGCGTTGGCTTCAGCAACCCGGCGTAAGGGGGTGACGTATGGCAGTACCGCATGTAATGGCGGCGCGTGCAGCAAAGGCGCAAGAGGACATCGCGGCGAAACAGGTGGCGATTGACGCCAAGTTAGACCGCGTGCTTGTGCTCCTCGAAGCGCTGATGACTGAGACATCGCCACCCAAGACCGCTGCACGAAAGGCGGCAGTCAATGACGCAGACGATTAACGCAGTCTACTTGAAACTCACGACAACAGGCAGCGACGGAACGGCAACCGCCACAGCGACAACGGCTATGCCGGTTCAAGGCTTCCTGTATGCGATCTATGTCAAGCCGCTGGTAGCAGGGTGGGCGGCAGGCACGGACATCACCATCACCGAAACTGGCACGCATACACCGCAGCGCACCATCCTGACGCTCACTAACAAAAGCAGCGCAGCGGCCAGCTACCCGGTACGGATAGCCGAAACCGGCACGACCGGCACGGCGCTCACGTCGTATGTCCCGATGGCATTCGACGGCGCGAAGTTTACGGTGACGATGGCGGAAGCGAATGTCGATACCGACGCGCTCGAAGTGTGGTTCTACTTGATGAGGTAATGTGCAATGGCGCTGAGTGCAACACAGTTAACGCGCCTGCGGAAGCTCACCGGCGGCGTGGTGGCAACGTCTGAGGCCGACTATCTGACGGATACGGAGCTTCAGGCCGAATACACCGAAGCCGCTGACAGTTGGGATACAACCATCGTGTACGTGCTGCGCCTGCGCGTGGCAATGACGGCGGCGTTGACAGACCGCAGCTACAACAGCGAACAGACCAGCGAAAGCCTCTCGCAGCGACACGCGCACCTGAGGGCGCTGCTACGCGATGCAGAACAGCGCGCCGGGTTGTCCGGCTCCACATTCAGCGTGGGTGTGCTGGATATGGATATGGACAGCGAAGACGACGACCTCGACGATGATTAACGTCAAAGTCACCGTAGACGCGGACGTGTTCAAGGCGCTGCAGGACGCTTACACAAAAAGCCCGCGCACCATCAAAACGTTTCTTAACCGGTCACTGCTGCCACAATACCTGAAACGGATGCAGCAGCAATGGACGCCGTACCCGCAGCCGAGGCCGGGCAGCACCTACCTGCGCACGCGCCATCTGCAGCAATCATGGGTATTCGCTATTGAAGATTACCCTTCCGGCGCGGAAATAAGCGCAGGTAACAATGCGGCTTATGCGCGCTGGGTAATCGGCAAACAGCAACGATGGTTCCACGCAGAAACCGGCTGGCTGCGCGTTGATGACGAGGCGGCAGCGCTCACAGGTGAATTGACCGACGATGTGATAGACCTGTACTTCCAGATTATGGACGGGCGGTTCGCATAATGGCACAGCCGACGGTATCTCAAATCAAGGCACGTATCGCCGCGCTGTGCGCCACAATCCCGTCAATCGTCACAGTGGTAGACGCTTACCCGGACGACGAGACACCGTTCACTGCCACACAGCTACCGGCGGTTATCGTGCGCGTCTCATGGCAGGCCACGAACACGCGTGAAAGCAACGACGCCTATCTGATGACCATGCCCTACATTCTGGAGGTGTGTATCGCCATATCCGCCAGCAGTACCGCGCTGGTGAATGAAGCGGCGCTCGAAGCAACGGAACCCTGGATTGTCACCATTCCGGCGTTCTTCGGCAAGCGCCGCCGCCTGGAGCTGAATGATCGCGGGCTAGCGGCTGACTGTGGTATAGCGCAGTTGGTGGCAAGTTCGCGCAGTGTGCGCAACAGCGTCAGCTATGCGCGCTTGTTCTTTCGTCTGCCGGTAACGACCCGGCATAGCCTTACGTAAGGGGGCACAATGGCTACAACAGCAACAGTCGGGCATATCGCAGGCGCATACTATGCACAGGTTGCGTTTCGCGATAGCGCCGGTTATCCGATGGGGGCTGACAGCAGCCCAAACACTGTCGCAGCGGGCGAGACGAAACACGCCTACAAGTTGACGGGCATGGTGGAAGTCACCGCGCCGCAGGTTACGCGCGAGATCGCAACGTTTCGCGGCGGGCAGGTTATCTTGGGGCAGCGGGCCATGGGCGTGTCGGACTTCGGTACGTTCGACCTGACGCTGAGCGCGTACGATGAAACGTTTAATGCCTATATCAGCGGTTCAACCGTTGACGTGACGACGCTCACTGACGTGGCAATGGGCGCGCCCAACAGCCTCAACCCGGCGCTGCCGCAGTTTATCCTGATGCTGACAATGGGATTCCAGAACCTCGCGGGTGCAAACGACTACGTGACCTACGTGTATCCAAATGTGCAGATCAGCCCGGCAATCCCCGGCGTGACGCAGGACGGCGGCGAGAACCCCGGTGCAGTTACCTACACCGTGATCCCCAGCGCCAGCACACGCGGCGTAACCGGCCACCTATTCAGCGCTATGGGCATGAACGTCACCGACAATCGCGAAATCTGCCACTGGGCACGCACCAGCTACCCGTTGGCCCTGACCACCTACATCCAAGAGACGGCGGCCACGACTTTCACGCTGGGCTATCGGCCCGCCAGCACCGAACATGCGGGCGCGTTCAACAGCTTTACCACCAATGGCGTGACTTCACACTCGAACGTCAGCGGCGTGGACGGCACGACTGGCGCGGTGACGATTACCGCAGCGACCGCGCTGGATAAGTGGGTTGTGCTGTATCCGACGAACTTCACGGCAATCTGACCATGAATAACCGCATTGGCTCCATCAATGCGGACGGCGCGCGCACCTGGCCGGAGCGTACCATTTCCGGCCAGGTGTACACGCGGCCCGCGCACACGCTCGACATCGGGGCAGGGGCGTTCATCGTTTACGACGCCTTCCCGCTAGCCAATACCGCACAGCTTATTGATGAGGCGCGCGCCTTGATTGCGCCCAAACCGAAACGGACGGCAGTCGTACATGAACGTACTCGCGACACTGACGAAACAGCATCAGACGAGTGACGGCGCAATCACGTTCCACCTGCTGCCTTACCTGACGCTGGCCTTCGACATCGCGGCAACGGAACTTGAAACCGAGCGCCCGCGCGATAAGTGGCAGAATGGCGAATACGTGTTCTGTCTGTGCGATACGCTGACGACGGACATCACGTTCGCTGAGGAACTGCCCGCCGCGCTGGAACCGCTGCGCGTGTACTGGCAGGCGCGACCGGTGGGCATCGTGGAGCGCTGGCGCTTGTTTGCCAGCGTCATGTCACCGAAGGCAATTGAGGTATGGTGGGCAGCGTATGAGACCACGCGTGACCCGCTGTTTAATGTGGCGGACGAAACCGACCCGGAAGCCGTAAGCGCCGCGCAGACCGCTTAAACGATTTGTGGCGGCGCATGGCTGAGGGCATCAAACGGCGCGAATACGCCAGCAAAAATAACACGCTGGTGATGGAGCGCCCGGACACGTCCACCTTTACGACCAATCCCGAACTGCTGCGCTTGTGTTATCTGCTGTGGGATATGAGCGACGGTAAATACGTGCCAAACCCGCTGGAAGTGCTCGCCATGCCCAAGGGGTACGTTGACGACCTGTTTAAATGGCACACCGGCGTACAGTTTTACGTGGACTATGACAAACGTCCGAAGGAAATGAAGTAGCGATGGCAAACGAACGCATAGCCAGCGTCAAGCTGCGCTTCGAAACCGATAAGGCCGCGTTTGCCAATGTTCGGGCGAATACGCAAGCGCTGCAACAGGAACTATCCAAGCTTGACCGCCAGCGAGCAATGTCGCAGGTGGCAGCGGACACGGCCAAGTTTGCGGCAGAGGGTGGCAACGCGCGCGTGGCGGTTGCGCGCCTGAATGCCGAAATGACCAAGCTGGATGCCAACGCCGCCGAGGTGCGACAGGTGGCACGGGAATTTGACCGACTGCGAGACAGCGCAGAAAAAGCGGCAGCGGCGGCGAACAACACAGGTAGGGGTGGCAAAAAGAGCAACGCTATTACCACCATTGGCCGGGAAATCCGCGCCTTGCCCGCCGTGCCCATTAGTGGCAATCTGTCAACGGACGTGTTCGGTAAGCTGATTGCCATTATGGGCGGCTTAAACCCGGTTGTGCTGGGTGTCATTGTGACGCTGGGCGGTCTGATTGTCGGTTTAAACCGTCTGGCGGCAGAGGGTGGCAAGGCCATTCAGTCCATTATCAATTCACAGGAAGAATACTTTCGCGCGCTGAAAACCGGCACGTCTGAAAGCATTCAGGCAGCGATTGACACCAAACGAATTGAAGTGGACATTCTGCGTGCGCGCGTGGATGAGTACCAGCGCCTGTTTTCGCAGTTCGAGGCAGAGGCGGGCGGCGTAGGGCGCGCCATTGCGGACGCGCTGAATATCGGCAACGTGGGCACGCTGCGTAAGGAATTGCAAGACCTGGAGGCCAAGCTGCGCGATGAGGAATTCGCATTATCACGGCTGAATAACGCGCTGGGCGATACCGAAATTGCTACTCGTGATGCAACCGCCGCACAAGAAGCAATGACAAAACAGCTACAGTCCATCATGGACTTGACGATAGACGCGGGTGTGCAAGCGCGCCTGGCGGCGTCTACACTAGACAGCACGAAAGCGCTTGACGAACGTATTGAGGCGCTGCGGAACGAACAGGACATCCTTGAAACACAGATTAAGTTAGGCACCGTCAGCGACGAACAGTCGGAAAAGTATCAGCAGCGCATATACCAGATTATCGGCGCGATTGAAGCGCTGAATACCATTACGCGCTACGAAGTCGAACAACGCGAGCGCGAACGGCACGCGATTGAAGCGGCCACAAAAGCGCGCGAACGGAACGTAGCGCAGCAGGAAGCGCTTGCCAAGGCGCAGGACGACGCGGCGAAGGCCACCGACAGCTTTAACGCCAGCCTCGAAAAGATCGCCAGCGACGCGCGCAACAAACTAGCCGACGCCGCCCGCGACCGTGAAAAGGCGCTGGTGGATGCGGAAATTGACGCGCAGAAGGCACGCGCGGAAGCCAGTCGCGACCGCGAAACGTCTATCATAGAAGTCGCGCGCAAGGCCGGGATTGACCGCGAAAAGCAGGAGCGCGAACACCTCAAGCGCCTGACGGAAATCAACCGCCGTTTCCAGATAGACGAGGCGACGGCCATTCAGGATAGGGATTCGGTGGCGCTGGACACGGCGCGCCGTACCCGTGACGAGGCCGTGCAGTCGGAAACCGACAACTACGCCGAACAGCGCGCCGAAGTTGATCGCAACCTCCAGGAACAAACGCGCACCATCAGTATGCGCTACGCCGAACAGGCGGCCAGCATCAACGCGCGCCTGAACGAACAGACCGCCGCGATTAACGCGCGCTACACCGAACAGGTGCAGCAAATTTACGCCGCCGCCAACGCTGCCCGGCAAGCGGAGATCACCAGCTACCAACAGCGGTTAGCGTCGCTGGCGCGGTTCGTGCAGCAGGAAGTCGGCATTGAGGCTCAGCGGGCGGCGGCTATGTTGGGTGTACAGCAACAGTACTGGCAGGCGGCGCTATCTATGGCGTCTAGTGCACTCCAGAGTATCCGCGCCACACAAGCGCAGGGCACGCAGTTCAGAGGTAACACGCAAACCCTGACACGCTCGACGCAAGCGCTGGCGCGCGGGAATGTGCGCGGCATGGTGTCCTTCGACACCGGCGGCTACATCACGCGCACGGGCGCGGCAATGGTGCATGAGGGTGAGTACATCATGAACCCGCGCCGAGGCCAGTATCCGGTCAATTTCGCACCGACTGTTAACATGTCGGGGCAGGGCGGGGCGGAACAGATACGCGCGGTGCTCATGCAGGAAGTCGACCGCTTTGTGGGGCAGCTTGAACGGGGGATGATGTAATGCCAGATGCCTATTTTGCCCTCGGCACAACGCTGGCCGCGCTTGCCAATGTGGAGACAATCACCGAATACGCGCCGCACGTCCTGCCCACGCAGACCATTCCGCTGCAAGGGCCGGTCGCGCGGCGCGTTTTGTCTGGCGCGGTGGCGCGTAATGGCGCGGTTGTCATGCCCATGCAATGGGACATTATGAAGCTGTCGGCGCTGCGTTCGCTGCTCACGACCTACTGGAGCTACACGACCGCCAGCGCCAGCCTCTACGCCTCATGGCTTGATGAGACGGGGCACTACAGCCCGTTCTCCGTCACGGTTTCGCGGCCTTATCCCGGTGACGATTATCAGATCAATGACCAGACGTGGGCGAAACAGATCAGCCTGACGGCCTACAATTGGACGCTGCAAAGTGTCACCAAGACGGGCGATTACACCGTGACGACCAGCGACCGGCTTGTATACGCCAACACAGCGGGCGGCAATATCGTGCTGACGTTACCGGCAGCGAATGCCGTCAACGCGAACACCGTGTTTTCAGCCGCTAAGACGGCGGCGGGGAACACGCTCACCGTGCAGCGCGCCGGGGCCGATACCGTCAACGGCGGCACGAACACGACCGCAACCGCGCTGAATGCGCGTATTGACCTCATCAGCAACGGCGTAAGTGCCTGGGTGACGATCTAACCATGCCTGACCTGACCGGACAAGCGGCAACCTTCCGCGCCGGGAAATACGCTTACACCGGCTATCTGGCGATCATCCCGCAGACGGTGGTATGCGCCGCAACCGTAGACAGCACGCCGACGTTTCCGGCCATGTCGCTCACGATGACCGTGACGGCTGGCGACGCGGCGGACATCGAGCGCGGTATGACCGTGCGCGTGGAAAGCGCCGCCGGTGCGTTCAAGGGCCTGCTGCGCGTGGCGTCTACCGGCACGCTCAACGCGACCACGCTGCCCATAAATGAGGTGGCAGCGGGAACCGTCAATATCGCAGGTACGGACGTGCTGAAGATCGTCAGTGAGTGGCGCATTTGGGATAAACTCGTATCCGCGACGGCGGCGCTGAACAAAGACAGTCGCCTCGCCTACACCGACCAGCTTGCCGACCCGCCGCCGGTTGCCAACGCGGGCGGCGCGGCGGTAGGGTGGGGCGCAACGGCGAATATTGCGTTTGACGCCTCCACCTCTTACGCTGTCGACCCCGACAACACCGGCGGCCTGACATACGCCTGGGACTTTGACGACGGCACGCCGTCCACCAGCGCCACCGCGACCGAGACGGTATCATTCCCGGCGGGCTTCCGTTGGGTGAAGCTGACGGTGACGGACGCCGACAACAGTACCACAACGGAAAAGTTTGTCCCCGTGTGGGTATACGACAACAGCACGCTGTCGCCCGTGCCCGTGATTATGTCCTCATTGGAAGGTGACGCCCGCACCGGCTGGCGCGCGTCGTTCGAGTTGGTTGACGCAGACGCCGCCGTAAGCACGTTACCTGACGGCGCGCTGGTGGTGTATGTGGAGCGCGAAACCTACGCGGGTACTGAGGCATCGTATGGCAGCAACGCCGCCGCGCGCAGCAACATTAAGTTTATCGGCTACCTGACACGCGACAGCATCAGCATTGAGCCGGATAACGACACCGTGCGCTTTGACGCCGAGGGGCCGCTGGGCATCCTGGAGCGCACGCCCGCGCTGACGCAGTTGATGATTAGCGATGCCACGCCCGCCAATTGGCAGGAAGTCAAGACGCTGACGGTGCAGCGCGCGCTGTGGTATCTGTGGCATTGGCAGACGACCGTTGGCACGCTGTTCGACACGCTGGCGATTAACGGCGGCAGCCTGGGCAATTTGTCCCTACTGCGTATTGCCGTCACCGACGTGAGCAGCGCGGCGGGGCAGTTGCGCGACGTTGCCAGCGCTACGAACCTGATGGTGTCCGCCGATAGGTTGGGCCGCTTAACGTTCGTGCGGGAGTTCGACTACCTCGACAGCACCGACCGGACGGCGCGCACCAAAACGTATGACCTGACGACGGCGGATGCGCTGAGCGTGGAACTGACACGCGAGCACCGGGGCACGACGAAATTTGTGCGCGGCGAGGGCATCACGACGGCAGGCGCGCCAGTATTCAGCAACGCGCCGGGCAACGCGCCGTCACCGCTGGGCGCGGCCTCGGAGACGTTCAGCCGCCAGATCGTCAGCACTCAGGCCGACCTGAACACACGCACGGGCTTACAGTTCGCGCGCGTCAACAGCCTGTATGACGGGCAGATCGTGCCGCGCGGCGTACAGTTGAACCTGCCGGACGGCTACGACGTGTTCGACCCGGCGTATGGGGAGGCTGTTACGCTGACGCTGGCGGCGGCCACCAACAAGCGCGGCGTGTCGTTTGGTACGGGTACGCGCTGGACAATCCCGCGTGTAAGCATCAGCCATGACGCTGACCGGGGCGCGAAGACCGTCCGGTTGACGTTAGACCACGAGACAAACGGCGTGGCAGGCGTGACGTATGTGCCGCCAGTGGCGGCGGATATTGGGCTGAGCATTCCGTCGTTTGACTTCAGCTATGAGTTTCCCGGTTTCGCGATTGACTACGACACAAGCCGGGGGACACTCGTTAGCGGCACGCTGGCGATCTTCGGCACAAACGGCTACTTGTACACGACGGGCGACTTTGGCACAGCGTCAGGATCAGGCGGCCCAACTTGGACGGGCACAGACTTGACCGGACTTACCAACTGGGACGGCACGATCATTCAGTTTGTGGTCGACGCCTACAGCCCCGGCTATGTGGGCGGCGGAACAGCCGTCAACGGCTGGATACTGACGACAACCAGCATCTTGAGGATAACGGACATTTTCGGCACGCCTGCGCTGGCGCTGCGCCACACGTTCGCCGTCGTCAGCAGCGCGCGCCATATCAGCGCCACGCGCGGCGTGCAGAACCATGTTGTTGCCAGCGGGAACTATGTCAACGACGGCACGTATCCCGGCGTGTATGTCACGTACACGACCGACGACAGCACCTATACCGAGGTGGAAGTCACCGCGCACTACAACACGCAGCCGCGCAGTGACGTGCCCTGGGTGCATATCAGCGAGCGGGAAACGGGCGTCGTCTATGTGCCCGCCTACACGAACACCAGTTCGTTTAATTCGTCCGTCGTGGAGCTGCACAAGAGCACCGACTACGGCGCAACGTGGGCTGTATCGTCGGGCAATCTGGTATTCACGACGCAGTATGTGTTGCCGCACCTTTTCATGCCGTACAGCATTGGCACGGCCAATATTATGTACCGGGGTGACGTAATTCGCGTCGGTATTAATGATGCATATGCCACATATCGGGTATCAGGCAGCACGAATACCGATATTACCCCGTCGGGCGGAGGCAACATCGGATGGATGCGTATTGATGACGCCAACGCCAACAACGCCGCGTTTGATTCATACAACGGCGCTGGAACTAAAATGTTCTCCACGCAGTCACTTGGATTTCCCACGCCAACCTATACGGATTTCACATCTATAAATCTGGGCGGATTACTAGCGCTGAACGCCAATCGTATATACGCAAATAACAGCTCAGTTGGGGCTGACATCATGTATTCTGATGATTTCGGCGCTACCTTCGACAGTCGCAAAGGTAACATCACCGGCACGCATTATTACATCGGACTGTGCGGAGGTTAACATGGTATTCGATCCGCTTGTGCCAGCAATCCAAAACGCCATCCGTGCCAAAGCCGAAGGGGTATACGCGCGCATAGGAAAGTTGAACACCGACGGCACGTTTACGCTGCCTGTACCCAACCGAACAAACTTTATTTACGTCCGGCTCAACGGTGAAACGCAGAACGTCCAGGAGGCGCTAAACCTCAAAACACAATCGCGGCCTGACATGCCCGTGCGCGTCCGGCGCAATGAGGCGGGCACATGGGAAGTGATTGACGTGTACCCGCAGGAAACCAGCGCTGCGCTGGGCAATGCCGCGCCAGCGATGAACCGTCCGCCGTCGAATGGCGAAGGCGTGCAGGAAACGGTATCAGGGCGCAGTTTCAAGCCGGGCCGCGTCAAGCTGTCCGGTACGGATAACCTCACCGTGCGCGTAGAGGCGTTCGACTACTGGTACAGGGGCGCGCGTGTAGCCTACACCGGCGGCACGCTTGACCTTGCCAGCAACCGGCCCAGCACCAGCGGCCAGTATGCGTGGGTACAGATTTACGTAGACCCAGCCACCAACGCGCTGGCGGCCACGACGGGCACAGAATACGCGCTGAAATCGCTACTGACGGCGGCAGAACGCGCGTCCATAGACATCGGCGACGGTATCCCGGTAGACGCGGTGATCCTGCGTAACGCCCAAACGACCGCGCCAGTGGAAACGGATTTCGCCCTGTCGCGTGTGCTGCTGTCCGGACGCAGCCATAACTACAGCGACGACAACGTGACGACGCCAACAGACGCGGAACTCGACACGGCATTCGGCACACCGGCCACTGTGGGTGCGGGCTTCGTGGGCGTGTTGGATGACGCCGGGGCAGGGGCGAACGTGTGGCTGGTGGCTTCAGACGGTACAAACTGGTGGTATGTGGCGATGACGCAGGCCACGTAAGGGGGCAGGGCATGTATCGCGGGCTGATGATATTGGCATGGGCGTATCGCATTCTGGCGCTGGTGGTGGCTGTGTTCACGCCCGTGCTGGCGCTGCTGGGCATTCGCACGGCGGAAGTGTACGCGCGCCTGCTGGCGGAACGCGGCCTGGTGGCCGAACCCTATAACCCGCTCCTGACGATTGGCGCGGGCCTGCTCATCGCGCTGGCGCTGTACACGGCTGGCGCGCTGCTGGCGCTCCTGGTGGACATGGCAATCGCGCAGCGTGAGACAGCCGACGCGCTGGCACGCATACGGAGGCGGTAATGGCAAGCACGGCGGCGAAGTACGTAGTGTTACTCAGCGGGGGCGGCCCGAATGTGGTGTACCTGCTGCGCGACGAGTTCCTGACCGATCAGGCCGCGCCGATGGGCACAAGCCCCATCACGCGCACCTGTGAGCCGGGGCCGGGCACGCTTTATCTAGCGCAGCAGAACGGCGTGGCAGAATGGCGCATTGTCGGCGGCGTGCTGGAAACGTCTGCGGCAAGCACAACATCAGCGTTTGTCACAGCCACGCTAAACGGCACAACCGGCTATACGCGCACGCCGGGGCTGGCGTTCAAGCACCGCACAGCAGCCAACCCCATCGGGGCGGGGCCGAACGAAACGATTAGTCCGGCGTGCGGGTGGGCAACTGGCGCAAACCTGACAGCGGCTTCAACGCTGTCCGGCATGTATTGGTGGACATCACTAGCGCAGTTTGCGATTATTGACCGAGACAATAGCCCCTATTACGGCCTGGACAGCAACGTCGCCAACACGTTCTACACCCTCACGCATGTCCTGCGTTCTGTCGGCAGCTTCGTAATTGTCGGTGATCGGCTGGCAGGTATTCTGACGCGCGGCAATGAAAGCCCGACATTTCCGGTTGTGGGGCAGGCAGCAGCAAATCGCAATCCATCCAAAAGCGCTTCCATGCGCGTGACACAACTTGGCGGCCCCTGGGCGTCGGACTACGGCATCGCCACCACGCGCTTAGCCGGTGCGCGCAGCGTCAATGACACCTTCACGCACGAAGCAGGCGCAATGTGGATTGATTTCATGCTGACGACACTGCCAAGCAGCGGCAACATTACCATTGACTTCCGCAAGCAAGACGCGAACAACTATTGGCAGCTAAACGTATCCAGTGCAGGCGTGTTTGCGCTGGTTGAAGTGGTGGCAGGCGCACCCACCACGCGCGCGAGTACCACCAGCGTCGCCAATGGCGACCGGCTGCTGTGCGTGATGGATGGCGCGCAAGCGCGATTGGTGCGCTATCGCACGGGTGCAGCCGCAAATTCAACCGTATACGACTCCGTCGCCACCTTCACGACGCAGACCAGCGGCGTGGTTTCCTCACTCGGCACAGGCGGCGCGATCAGCGACCTCGTGGCATGGCCGCGCGTGCTGTCGGGTGACGCGTTGGCGTGGGTGAACGCGCTGTGACCCCCGAACACCTCGACTACCTGCGGCACGGCATCAGCGTCCACGCGCTCCTGTGCGAGGCGTGGCTGCTGGCCGATAACGTGGCGCGCATGTTCGGTGTGAGTGTGGCGAACAGCGCGTACCTGTCGTGGTGGCTGCTGCGAGGTTCCGCATGTTTGCCGTAATCGTGGCGCTGCTGCTGCTGGCGCTGCAACCCGCGCAGACGACGGTTGCCGACTGCCTCACGCGCAGCGGCTACAGCGCCAGCGTACCCGTCACGCCCGTCACGACGCTGGCGGGTACGGACGCCTGGGCCGACGGCTACGGCGAACTGGTGCTGACCGACGGCGCGCTGATCGGCCTGACGTATCTTGACGACGACGCAGGCGCGCGGCGGATGCTGAGCTTCCATGTGTACGCGGGCGACGTGTTCGTGTTCGTGTACAAACACCCGGACGATCCGGGGCGCAGGCTGCCCGGTGAAGCGGCGGGTACGTGGCATGGGGATTGTTTGCTTCGGATTGGCGCATAAATGCGTTTAGCACGTGATAAGAACTCTTATCATGCGTTATTTGCATTTGTGTAATATCCCAATTGGGATAAAACAAAAGGGATATAGGGCAGTTAGAATAGTCATACCGCGTGCATTTTAACTTGCTGCGATTGTACGCAGGTGCTATAATAGGGGATAGAAAAGGTTGTTCCGGCGCTGCGACTAACAGCCCGGAACGTGAGCTATCACTCTGGAGGTGATAACTGTGAACAATCATACCCCCCTGCCCCACTTTAAGCAATGCAAAAATGGAGATAAGTGTCTCCACCCGGACGGCCCGTATTTACCTATCACTGAGTTCTACCGGCATCCTGCTACGCGGGACGGCTATCTGAATCAATGTAAAGCGTGCCAACGGGAACGAATGAAACAGTACAGCCCTCAGGATGCTAAACCGCATATCATTGAAACACTTGCGGTTCAGCGCTTGAACGCAGCAAGCATTGTCGCTGCAACCGGGCGTGAATATCGCGACTATAATTATACAGATATAGTCGCATGGGGTTGTATCCCGATAGAAGTAAAAAGCTCTGAAATGGTCGACGGTCAGTGTGTGTTCAAGATTGCATCAGCTACAACAAAGGGTATACGCGGTGATTTCGTGATACTCGTGCCATTGAAAGATGGCCAGCCCGAAAGCTGGCATGTGTTCCCGAAGTGGCATCCGGTATTCATGAAGCATGGCCGGTGCAAGTCTGGACTTTCGTATGACCGTTACACACAGCAGAGGCAGAACGCATTACCCGGCACAATCCTAAGCCCGGCGCTCATGGCACAGTATCAGGACGCATGGCACTTGATTAATGCCCGACGGGATGAGATCGGTGAACAACTTCGCTTGTACGGTGAAATCAGGGAAAGCGCCTTGTTTCATGAGCCTTCTCAACAGCCCAACTTACTCTAGCACAAGCGCCCTTCGGGGCGCTTTCCATACGCCCAAGCTGCTGCCCCTATTCGACCGCTACGGGCACGCGCGCATTGTCCTGGCACAGCGGACGGGCGACGGCTGGCGCGTAATCGACGAACGGCCCCGACTGGCGCGGGCGGCATAAGGAGGCTTATGAACGAGGCGCTGTATTACGCGCAGATCGCGCGCACGGACTACCCTGAGGAATACGCCGACATCATTGTGTCGTATGGAGCGGACGGCCCGCAGATCGCGGCAGAGACGGTGTACGTGTACGAGCATGGCGTCGTGCCCGCGTGGGCGCTGCACATTGAAGCGTTCGAAATGGTGGGCGACAGCTACCTGTTCATTCACCGCGACAATGTGACCAGCTAGACGGCGGTGCTGCGCTGAGGTTTGTACACGGTTGTTGCCGCTAATCTGTTCTATTAGCGGTAGACTGAGGAAAGCTAAAACGCGCCGGAACGGAGCACGCCCCGGCGCGCCGGGCACACCCGATGGAGGCGGGCTACCCATGACCATCATAACACGAGAGCGGCGCGAATGCCGATAGACATTGGCACGATCACAGATGCATTTGAGCAGGCGGTAGCCACCACCAACAGCAGTATGCTGTCGGTGCTGGTCGTGCTTGTGATTCTCATGGTGCTGTCGTTCACCGGGGTTTCGTGGCTGTTTTTCCGCAGCCAGGGCGGCAAGGACAAGAGTAATGGCAGCGCGATTATGGCGCTGGCAGAGACGCTAAGCGATACGTCAAAAGCGCAGCGCGAGGCGGCAGCCAGCCAACAGATGCTGGCGGTAGCCCAGGCGACGCTGGTCGAGCAACTGGGCGCGATGGTGACGGCGGTACGCGAAAACACTGAGGCGGATGTCCGGCGCATGGGTGAGCTGCGCGATGGCATTAAGCGCATGGCCGACAACGGTGATCGGCAGGTGGCGATGCTGGCGGAGCTGCGCAACGATTTCCAGGGGGTCAGTGGTCTGGGAGCCAAGATTGACGCAATCCAAAAGACGATTGAGGCCATGAAGGCGAACGTCGAAACGCTGATGAACGAAACGGGCAATCCGTCCGTCAGCAGCATACTGGAGCGGATTGAGGCGCAGTTCAACCTGCTGGCGCACGAGATGAGCGAAACCCGGCACGACATCAACGAGGCGCTGGAACTGATCGCGCGGGCGACCAAGCCGCCCGAAAGCGCGCCCGGCGACGGCGTGGTCGCGGGGGGACGCGATGGCCGGTAACACGCGCATCGGCTACAACGTCCACAACCTCATGACCTACGGGCGGGGGTGGAGCGCGGCGGAAAAGACCGCCTTTATCGCGCATGTCGAGCGCGTGCAACCCTCGACCCTGCTGTTTCTCAACGACGTGGACATGGCGCGGGACATCAAACGACGTCTGCCGGACTGCGCGGTCGTGTATCGCCAGCACCGGCAGGATGACGCCGGGATGCACCGCACGATGACGCCGCAGCAGGCGTACGACTACTTCGCGCCCTACGCGGCGGGCGGGCTGATCCTCAACATCCTCAATGAGCCAAACGGCTACGCGCCAGCGGATGACCCGCGCCTGCTGAGCGACCTGGCGGAGTGGTGCGCGGACGTGATGAGGTTGTTCGACCGGGCAGGCATTTCGTTGGTGTTACCGAATTGGGGCGTCGGACACCCGGACGATAAGCGCTTTGACGATCTCAAACCACTGTGGCAGGCGTTCGGCGAGATGCCCCGGCACTACTACGGTATCCACGAGTACTGGACGTGGCGCGGGGTCGAGCCGGGCAACGGGCGCGTGGCGCGTTATCTGTGGTGGGAGGATTACATGCGGCGCAGCGGCTACACGCTGCCGCGCGTGATCGTCACCGAGTGGGGCATTGACAGCGCGCTGGACGGCACACCGCAGCGCGGGTACAAGGACAGCCGCGACGGGGCGGCTTACGCGGCGGAGTGCATCCGGGCGATTGAGCTGTACCGGCCCGGCCTGGTGGTGGGCACGTGTATCTTCTCGTGGGGCAACACGGGACGGCAGCATCACGCGGAGGATTGGGTGACGTTCGACGTGGCTGGCGATGCGGATTTTCAGCGCGCGATGGAGGATCATGCCTTGCAAAACGTGGTAGTGGATGTCAATCCGGGGGTGGCTGATGCGCGCTGGGTGGCAGCCCGGCTGACGCCGCACGCGGGCAACGTGAGCGTGAACGTGCGCACGTCACCGACGACCAGCAGCAACCCGGTGATTGGCAGCATCCCGGCGGCAGGCGTGCAGGCCCATGTTATCCAGGTGGATAAAATGGAGCCGGGCGAACAGGCCCGCGCGCGACGGCCAGAGGGCCTGTGGCAGTTGGTGAAGCTGCCCAACAACATCGTGGGCTGGTATGCCACATGGGTGACGACCACGACGCTGACCGTTGAGCCGCCTGCCCCGGAGCCGGAGCCAGAGGAACCCACGCCGGAACCGCCGCCGGTGGGCGATTACGTATCGCGGGCGGAGTTCAACGCGCTGCTGCACAAACACATGGAGTTACAGGCCGCGCTGATCGCCCTGGAGTCGCGCCTGGTCGCGCTGGTGGCGCGCGAGGTACAGGTCAATGAGCAGGGCCTGCTGACGGCGATGGCGCGGGGTATGGTCAGATTGATTGATGAGCGCGAGGCGGCGGCACAGCCGGCGCTGGTCACAGTTGTCGAGGCGTAGATGCAACAAATGTTGCATGAAAGGGAATGAGATGCGTACGCGCAATTTCGTGGTGATGCTGCTGGTGCTGTTCGCGCTGCTGGCGCTGCCGCTGGGCGTGCTGGCGCAGGACGCACCGCCGGACGTGGCGCCGGTGGTGGGCGAACTGACCGGCGGGATTGAGGCGTTTCTGACCAGCGCAGGGCTGGTCATGGGATTGGTGAGCTTCGTGGTCATCCAGGCGCTGAAGTGGGCGCTGCCGGGGCACGTGGTCGAGACGCGCACAATTTACGTGGTGGTGGTGGGGCTGTTTGCGATTGGCTATGTGGCGGCAGGCTGGGCCGGGTTCACCGACAAGTTGCAGGAAGGTGTGGGGCTGCTCGACGCGCTGGCGGGGCCAGTGTGGCAGATTATCCTGCTGCTGGCATCCGGGCCGCTGGCGTATGAGGTGTTCCGAGCGGCAAAGAACCCGGTGTTCGGGGCCGGCCAGGGCGCGCAGGCGTTCCGATTGAAACGCAATGAGGAACCCTCCCCTACCGGCGCACCGTTTTAGGGCCGCGCGGCGGCTGATGGAGGCGGCTGATGCGCACACTGCACCACACGATCTACTACGCGAGCCGGGGTACGGTGTTCACGCTGTACCACCTGACCGATCTGCACGTGGGGGCGCGGGCGTGCGCAGAGGAACTACTCAAGGCCGACATCGCCGCGATTGCCGCTGACCCGCAGGCGCTGTGGATTGGCGGCGGGGACTATATTGACGCCATCTGCCAGGTGGGCGACCGTCGTTACCAGCCCAGCGCGCTGGCGAAATGGGCACTGGGCGAAGATGACGTGATGGGCGTGCAGATCGACCATGTGGTCAACCTGCTGGCGCCGATTGCGGAAAAGTGCCTGGGGCTGGTGAAGGGCAACCACGAATGGGGCGCGGAGACGTTCTACGCGCGCAACGTGTACTGGGAGATCGTACTGGGGCTGGCGGCGGCGGCGGGCAAGCAGCCGGAACAACTGGCGCTGGGCGCGCAGGGCTTTGTCGTGTCGAACTTCCGGCGCGGCGATGAAACGAAGTGGGGCGGCTCGTGGCGACACGTCTCGTATCTGCATCACGGGTTTGGCGGCGGAAGATTGCCCGGCGGTCATGCGCTGGCGGTGGGGCGCGTGCTGGGCGACTATGAGTGCGACCTGGCGCTCATGGGACACCGACACACGCAGGTGTACCTACCGAAGCAGGTGGTGGCGACCGACGGCAAAAGCAGCGGCGTGACCTACCGGACGCGCATCGGCATGTTCACGCCGAGCTACCTGGAGTCGTATGTCATCCCCAGCGGCGAGAAGCGGCCTTTTGACACGTATGCCGAAAAGATCGGACTGCCGCCGCAGCAGATCGGCACGTGCCCGATTCATATCCAGCCGGACATCCGGCAGATGAGCGTGGTCTTGAGCAGCGTGCCGGGAATCCGGTCGACGCTGGTGCAGCGGCGCGGGGATATGGAGATGGTGCACTAGGTTACAACAAGACGAACGCAAACCGCCCCCAACCGGGGGCGGTTTTTGATTCGGGGGGGGAGGGATCAGATAGACTTGACGCTGCTGGTGCGCTTCTGGTAGCCATAGGCTACCACTTCCACTTTATCTACGGGCAGGTTGTAGATGCTGATCTGCCCGTTGCTCTGGAGGTTCATGGACAGAACCTCCTCGACGGTGGCCGGAACGTCAGCCGCGCCGCCGCGCTGCGACCAGCGCAGCCACACACGGCTGGCCGGGTCGGGCACCAGCTTGATAACGTCCTGGACACCCTTGCGCCCGCACTTAACGGCCTTGACGCCCGGCAGGACTTTGTCCAGGCCGTAGGACGTGGCGCGTGCCACGTCTTGGCTGGTGACGCCGGGGAGAGGGCTGTCGATGATGACACCCCACTTCCCGGACTGGGACAGGACGCTTAGGCGCTGAACGTCCAGCGCGCCCAGCAGGGCTTCGTGGGCGTCGCGCGCGGCGGCGTCCAGAGTTTTACTGAACGGGGCGCCGTAACGCGGCTTGCCCGCCCACACGGGCGCCCCACGCCCAACGCCCCACTTTGCCGCAAACGCGGCGTCTGAAATGCAAGGCTCCACCGCCTCGCGGCAAAGGCTCACCCACTTTTCAGTGGGCACCTCGGCGGTGGCCGCGACGGTGGGCGGCGTGTCGGTGGCCGGTTCGCTGGCGGGCGCGGGCGGGGTCGCCAGCGCCCGCGCCCCGGCGGGTGTGGTGTCGAAGGCGCGGCAACCGACGACCCGCCCCGCCCCGTCGCGCACGGGGCGCGCGGGGGCAAGCAGGTCGGGGCGATCCGGGGCGGCGGCCAGCACCAGCCCCGACACGACAAGCCACGTCCCCGCGACCGGGGCCGGCAGGCCCTCGACCGCGCCGAAGACGGACGTGCCCACCGGCACGCCGTCGATTTCGCCCACGTCTGCGCGCGTCTGCGCGGCGCGGGCGACAACGCCCGACGGGGCGATGGTGCGATCCGGCGCGGGGGCCGGGTCGGGCAGCGTGTCCGGGGTGTCAGCGACATAAATATTAATTGCATGGGGTGTTGCGTTAATAATGTCCATCATGCCCTCCTTAGGGCAAATAGTTGCTTGTAAGTGCGCGTGTTTATCGTGATTGCGCGCCCCCACTTCCGTATAGGGTGTCTCCCCGCGCTGTCTGGCTCCGCGCCCTCCCCGGTTCGCAATCTGCCATTTTAAGGCGGCTACCGGCCCCGCCCCCTGCCCTTTATATCGCGGTCAGGGTTCCCGCGCTGGTCAGTTGACTACCCTGACCATTACTTGTATAATAAGGGTAAATGCTTAAACTGTCAAGCAAATTCAGGGTTTACCCTGAACTTTACCCTAATTACGGGGGGGGTGACATGAAACCAACAGACGAACAGCTCAGCACCTTGCACCGGCGCGCGGCGCGCGCGCTTATCCTGATTTTGCGTTACCCGCTGGCGAGCGACGCGGCATTGGCGGCAATCGCGGGCGTCAGTGAGCGCACCATGCAGTCGCAGGTGCGGGCGCTGAGACTGGCGTTTGGCTGGCCGCAGGGTCAGGTCAAAAAGCGCGTGCTGATGTGTGGATTGACCGAGGCGGACGTGGTGCGCGCCTACCGGCTGCCAGCCGTCCACGCGCATGTGGACAAGCTCGATTACATCATGCGTCGGTGATGCAAGACGCCCCCGGTTGGGGGCGTCTTTTTGATTCGGGCTGAGAAGGTGTGTTATCGGGCCTTAGTTAATGATGTTGTAGTATTTCCAGACTGTTTCGCCGCAGCGGGGGCAGTTCCAATGCCAACCTCGCCGCCCGGCAAGGTGCTGCCAACTGCGGCCCCCGCTGTCATATTGTTCGCATGGGCAATCCAGCATCGTGCCGCGCCATCCACAGACGCAGACCGCCAGCATTGCACGCTCGTCTTTTACGTCAATGCTGCCCAACAGCGCACGCGCTAACTGCGCCCGGCTATGCTTATCGTTGGGATAGTCGAAATCAGGTTCGACACTTTTCAACATTTCAGCGATACGATTAAACTCGTCAGTTCTGTCTACCATCACTCACCCCCGGCCTCGCGACCTTCGTTCATGCGTCGCAGCGCTTCAGCGCGCAATAACGCTATCGTTCGCTCTGCGTTTTCCAAACGCAAACGGTACTTCTTTACCTTTTCGGCATAGTTAGCCACTATCAGCAACGTCTCCTGATTCTCGGCTACGTTGTCTGCCCATTCTACGATCTCATCCAACAGGAGATCATCCGACAGCGCCTTGATTTGTTCCGGTGTCATATGCCTCACCCCTCAGAATAGCGCTTATCGTGCCTCGATCAATAAAGGCTGGACTACCAACTCATGGTCGCCGACGGTGCGAATTGAATCAATCATCACGTCGGCGTTGATTTCATCGCCCGTCCAACCGTCCGGCCAGGTGTTGAGCGTCCACAGTTGGCGAATGCGAGACGCCTCATCAGCGTTGATGAGGTCAACGCGCGCCCGGCGCTGGATGTCGAGCACGCGCTCTAACCCGTAGGCGCGGGCTTCCATCGTGAGCGGCCCCATGCGCTGCGCGTTCTTCTGATACGCGCCATCCTTACGCCGCCCGGCCTCATGTTTGCGCTTGCGCCACTTCGGGCGCTGCAATTCCTGATACAGTGGCTTCAGTTCGAGCAGCGGCGACAGGTGCGCCCACGCTGCTGTGCGCACCAGATTTTCGAGCGCCGTATCTTTGCTGGCTAGATTGCAGCCCACGCAGCCGGTGCGCGCTTCCTCATCGCCATAAACCAGCGCAATATCGGCCAGCATGTCGAAGTCATGTTCTCCCAGGAACAGCCAATCCCACACGAAGCACAAGCGCCAGTGCAGCAGCGGGGCCAGTGTGTCGCTAACCGCTTCGCCGGGGCTGGTCTGGAACCAGCCCTGACCGCACTCACCGCTGTCCTTGCTGCACGAAAGCGCGATGCGCTGATCTCGCGCGGCACTCTCGCCCATGCGCACGCCGGTAAGCATAAGGAACTTCTCGCCCACCTCGGCGCGCCGGGCCGCCAGGGCGTGCTGCATTGGCTCCACCTTGAGCTGCGGTGTGCACCAGCGGAACCTGTTCTTTGGGGGTGGCACGCCGCGCCCGAATATATACACGTAGAAGCGATCATCTAGCGGCGGCAGCACCACGCGCGCCTCATGACCAGCGGTGCGCAGCGCGTCCATAAAAAGCATGGCCGTCGATTGCAGGGGTGGTAATTCCATGCGCGTGTCGGCATACAGGATGGTGAGCGTCTCTGGCGCAGGGACTTTGCCCGTGCGGATAGCCCACACCACAAACGCCGCTGTCGCGCTGGAGTCCTTGCCGCCACTGTAGGCAATGCACCAGTGCCGGTAGTGCTGCCCATACTCACGCAGGCTGGCGAGGGACAGGTCGAGCGCAGCATCGAAGGACATGCGCAGATCGTCAAATAACGTTGGTTGTGCTCGCATTACTGTTTACCCCCCAGAATCCAGATTATTAGACCTGTTCATCCTCAACTGCCGCCCAAGGACGACGTAGCGCCGCCCCTGAGCATCTTCGACCAGCATGTTGCCGTTCTTTCCCCGGACGCACTTCCCGTCGCCGCGGCGCACCGGGTCGCACTGGAGGCCGCGCAGGGAATCATCGGTGAGACGGTCGCCGCGATAGGTGTAGCGCATCAGAACGGAATCTCGTTCACGCCATCCGGCGGCGGCGGGAAATCGTCCGCGCCGTCACGCGGGTCTGCGCTGTCGGTGCGAGCGCCCAGCAATTGCAGCGCGGAGGCCGTCAGGTCGAGCGAGGCGGCGGGCTGGCCGCTTTTGTCCATATAGGCGGACGCCTCGACCGTGCCGACGATCATGACCTGGCCGCCCTTGCGGACGTAGCTGGTGGCGATGTCGGCAAGCTGCTCCCAGCACGTCACGCGGTACCAAACAGTACGCTCCTGGCGCTGGTCGCCGGTGCCGAATTTGCGCGTGACGGCCACCGAAAAATCGCAGACGGATTTGCCCGCCTGGGTTGTGCGCGCGACAGGGTCACGCCCGACATTGCCTACGATGATCGTTTGTGCCCAGCCAGCCATGCTTATAGCCCTCCCCACTCGAACAGGTCGCAGATGTAGCGCGCTGCGCCGTCGTCCGTAATGCGGCGCACGCAGTAAAACGGAAGCTGATACACGTCGCCGTCGTGCAGAATGAGCACGAGGCCCTGGATGAAGTCAATCGCTTCGAGCGTGCCGCGCTCGACGCCCAGATCGTAGGCGACGTTAGGGTCATCAATCGCCACCGGGTCACCGTAGAGCCAACCGCGCTTGTCCTGCGGGTGGAGGGGTGTGAGGGCGTCAGGCATTGGGGGTTCCTTCCAGAGATTCAATGCAGCGGGCAACAATCCACTGCGCGACGTTGCAGGCGACGGCGTTGCCCACCTGCCGCACCTGGTCACGCTTACTGCCGAGAATGATGTAGCTATCGGGAAAGCTCATGCCGAGCTTCAATTCGCGTGGTTCGAGCATTCTGAAACCGCAGTTCTCGACCACCTCATCGGCGTCTGGCTCGATGAGTGCCTGATGCTGGAGCGTGCGCTGCGTGGGCAGCGGCTCGAATACTGATTTATAGACTGAGTTGCCACCGTAATAGGACATAATGAGCGCGTGATGATTGGCCGGGGCGTGCGTCTGGATAAGAAGTGGCGGCACAACCAGCGCATGGCGCTTCTCGGTGGTAATCACCGGCAGCGGTTCGGCGGTGCTCGACTGCGCGTTGTCGCGCGTGTAGTATGACATAATGAACGGCTCGATCAGGGCCAGTGTCTGACGTGTGGTCTGTGTGGGCAGCGGTGAGATGGTCGCGCTGACCTTGTGCGCGTCAGAGGCCTGCGAGTATGCCAGAACAACCGGCGTCGGTTGCCGGGCGAATTTGCGCAATCCCACCCGCACACGCTCGATAGTCTTGGGTTTCAGCGGGCGCTGGCGATCACCGATGCGTGGCGCGGGAAGTGACCAGTTAATCACGCTGGCGGCGGGCTTCGTTTGCGGCTGCACTTCCCTGCCACAGTGCGGGCAGCGGTAGACGTACTGGCCCTTTTTGCCGTAGCCTCCCCACTGCTTTTCAGGATGCTTCCATGTCTGGACTGATGCAACCAAACCGTGCTCAACACACAGCGCGTCAGGGTGGAAATCGAGCACTGGAGCACGGTTGCCTCGCTTCCAGAACACCGTGTACCAGCGGTCGCGTGACTGAGGTACGTCGAAAAACATGGCGTTGAGATAGAGCGTCCGACTGGTATAACCGAGATGGTGCATGGCGGTGAGCCAGTCGGTGTAATACTGCCAGTGATGAATGTCCACCACGTTTTCGACAATGACAACCTCATACTGATGAAACTCTGAGAACTCGACCACCTCGCGCATGGTGGCTCGACTGCGTTCTTCTGCGGGGTCAATCTTGTGTTCGCCCCACAGATCGAGCTGCGCGATATTCTTGCGCTGGCGGCCTTTGGCTACGCTGTGGTTGGTGCATTCCGGCGAGAACCACGCGATGTCGGTGCCCGGATAGCGCGACGGATGTGTCGCCTGGATGTCATCCAGATAGTGGTCTGTGCCGGGATGGTTGGTGTTGTGTGTCTCGATGGCGAGCGCCCAGTGATTGGCCGCACCGCGCACTTCCAGGCCGGCAGCCACCATGCCGGTGCTGCTGCCACCTGCCCCGCAAAAGAAATCAAAGGCTGTGACCATCATCCACCTCACGGTACTTCATGGCGCGCTGGTAGAGGCGCACGTGGCGGGCCAGGCGTTCGCGGCGCGTGGGCGGATACAACGCGTTGTCGAGGCGCCGGCGGGACATCTGGATCAGCGCGACATAGCGCGGGGAGATGCCCAGCGAGTCCAGCAGCGCAGAGGTGTCGAGGTGGGTGGTCATGAGGCGTTCCCTTCTACTTCTACTCCAGCATGGGCGAATAGATCGATCTGGCTAATCTGACGTTCCGCTTCTGTCAGATTAGCGCACGCGATGTCGTAGTATTCCTGCTTCAGTTCAACACCGACGAACTTACGACCGCGCTTGATAGCCTCATAACCCTCGCTGCCGATGCCGGCAAACGGTGACAGCACCACATCGCCGGGCGCGCTCCATAAATCAATCGCGCGTGCAATCACATCCAGTTGCAGCGGGCAGATGTGTTTACTGTCCTGATCGGTTTTGGCGATCAGGTAATTCAGCACGTTCGTTTGATCAATGTCGTACCAGACCGGAGAGGCGTAGCGCTGCCATACCGCGATGCTGTAGTTCTGTTCTCTGGTGCGCCCGCGCGGGCTGATTTCCGCTTCAGTGGGCGGCTCAGTGCCCACGTAGTCACCGACCACGCGCCGCTGCTTGATTTCGCGCCCGCCCTCAATCGGCCACTTGCGGAACACCAGCAGATAATCAGGCATGCCCTGACGGCAGGCCTCTGAGCGATCTGTAAAATTCTTGTGCAGCAGACCGTGATTTTTTGTGCGCTGCATTTCGATTACCGGGTCTTTCCAGATGGTGACGCGGCTGTGATACTGCCAGCCGTAACGCTCATGCGCGCGAACGATGTCGCCGGGGAAATCGCGCAGACCAGCGCTGCCGTCACGGTTCATGTAGGCTGGCAGGTCTTTGCAGTGCACGGCGGTCAAACGGCCCGGCAACGTTACGCGATACAGCTCGCGGATGAGGTATTCGTAATGGGCAAAAAACTCATCGCTGTCAGAGCTATTGCCCATATCCGCCTCGCTGTCAGAGTAGATATACAGGTTCGCGAACGGCGGCGAGTACACTGAGAAATCCACGCTGTTTTCTTCGAATGTGGCGACGGTTGTTACGCAGTCGCCCAGGTGCATCGTCCAGTTGTCACCCTTTGTGCTTGCATGCCCTGGCAATGTTAATTCCAATCGTTTGCCGTCACGGAACAGGCCATATTGGTGCATGGCCTCATTCATGCTGCGCTGCATCTGCTCAAACCCTGCCTGCTTTTCAGTCAGCGCGCTGCGAACGTTGCCTTCGGTTTCGGCGTAAATCAAATGCGTTTCGACCGGCTGAGTCTGGCCGTAGCGGTGTGTACGCTTTAGCGACTGATAGAGCTTCTCAAAACTGAAGCCTACACCCGCGTAAATCACCTGGTGACAGTGCTGCCAGTTGAGGCCGAAGCCCGCAATATCCGGCTTGGTGATGATGATTCGAGCATCTCCACGAGTGAAGGCGCGCAACTTTTCCTCTTTAGCGCTGGTGCTGTCACTGCCGCGCACCTCTGCCGCCAGTGGCAGCGCCGCGCGCAGCGCATCGGCTTCATAGTTCGTATCGCACCAGATAATAATCGCGTCATCTGGCGGGATGGAGTCGACCAATTCCACGACCTTATCAACACGATCATCTAAACTTTCGCGCTTGACCTTGTGCAGCGTCGTCGATGATGGATTAGTGTCAGGGAACAGCATGCCCTCAGATTGTGCCCGCTGGATACTGGCCGCATTCGCTGCCAGTTGATGCTCATGGATTCTCAGTTCTGGTAGATCGAAACCGGGCATATCATACATTTCGCCCAGGTCGCCCGGCCTGCTGATGCACACGGCCCACGTGGTCAACCAGCGCCAGAAGTCTTTTTCCGCATGTCCCTTCAGGCGGTAATCGCCGGCGCTCATCGTGTCGTTGATGAACCAGCGGCTAATCATTTCGTTTGAGGCCATGATGTTGAGGAAGTCGGCGTGATTGCCAAGCTCCAGATGGTCATTCGGTGCAGGGGTCGCGGTACAGGCCAACTTGTAAGGTGTGGCCTGAAATAAGTCGATGATCTGGCGTTTTGTTTTGCCGGTGAAGGCCTTCAGGATTGAGCTTTCGTCCAGCACAATGCCCGTAAAGGCGCTGGCATCCATCAGATGAAGGCGCTCGTAGTTCGTGATGACAATCTGCGCGCCGTTCAGGTCGTCCTTGCTGTAGACATGCTCAACGGGAATGTCGAATTTCTGACCTTCACGAACGGTCTGTTCAGCCACTGCCAGCGGCGCCAGTATCAGCACTTTCCCGCCCGTGTGAAGCGCGACGTGGTGCGCCCATTCGAGTTGCATGGCCGTTTTACCCATGCCACACTCTGCGAATATGGCAGCCTTGCCCAGCCGCAGCGCCCAGCGCACGATGTCACGCTGGAACAAAAACAGCTTAGGGTTAATGGCGTCCGGGGCAACAGTAAAACCGGACAGCGCGACATCGGCGCGTTTCGATGCAAGGAATGTTGCATAATCAGTCATCTACGGTTTCTCCTCGACTTCGGCGCGGGCCGGTGCAGGCTGTACGCGGCGATCAGCGGGCGCTTGCCGGGGCCTTCGACCAATTCAAAATGACCGGCAGCCACCCAGCGCGACACGGTGGCCGGGTGCACGCCCAGGATGCGGGCGGCCTCGGCCTGGTTGACGGCGCTCACCGTGTCCCCTGCCCCGGCGGGGCGGGCGGCAAGCTGCGCTTCGAGCGCGCGCACGCGCTCACGGGCCACGCGCAACAAATGTTGCAGCTTCTCATTCTCAGCGCGCAGTTCGACGATGATCTGGTCGGTGCGGGCCGTGTCGCTGGCCGGGCCGTTGGCGCGGTCGAGGGCGGCGATGGTGCCCTTTGCCCAGGCGTTAAGGGTGTGTCGGGGCAGGCTCATCCGGCACGCTCCAGTTGGCGCAGCACGGGCACCAGCGGCGCGGCCTGGGGGACGGACGCCAGCGCGGCCAGGTCAACCGTGCGCAGCGTGTCCTTGAGGCGCGCCAGCAGCGCCAGTTCGTGCGCCAGTGACGGCGCGGGGCCGACGGGCAGCGGCGGCAGGGCGCGGGCGGCGGCGGCCAGGGACGAGACTTCCGGCACGTCGGGCGCGGGGGGGGTGTAGTCCGGGTCAGGGCGCAGGTCGCGCTCCGGCGACGTGGCGATGACGGCGGACAGGTAGATGCGCCCGACGGTCGTGATGCGCACACGGTTGCGGTCTGCGTCAAACTCCGCGAACCCCCGGCGCACCAGTGAGTGCGCGGTGGACGGGTGCACGTTGGTGGCGGTGCCGGATGAGGGGGCATTGGTCACGGTGGCCCACTCGTGGTCGAGCAGCAGGCCCAGGGCCGCGCGGCAGTTGCGCTCCTCAGGCGGCAGGGCCGATTGATTGCGTTTGCGATTGTACGCCTGGGTATGGGCGGTGCAATAGGTTCGCACCGCGCCGGTGCGCGTGATGTGGCGGGGCTGGTTGCACCCCGGCACCGCGCAGGTCAGGTCAGTCATTGATGTGCTCCATCTGCGCCAGGGTTGCGCGAATGAGCGCACAGGCGCGGTCGGCAGCGTCGGGCGCGCCAGACCGCAGCAGGTCGCCCAGGTAGGCGAGCGTGCCGGCCAGTTGGCACAGGTCGACCTGCTGGCGGGCGGTCTGATCGGTCAGTGTGACCAGATCAGCCTGCATCCGGGACACCAGGGCCAGTTCGGAACGATCCATCATCATAAGCCTTCCTCGCTCAGGCTGTCGCAGAACATGGCGAGCCACTCGGCCTGTTCGGGGTTTATTTCGATGTTGCCTTCGAGCAGGTCGAGCAGGCAGTGGACATGCCGGGCGCGCAGGCCGTACTGCGCCAGCGTCTCGAACATGACGTTGTAGCGTTCTTCGGAGGCGATCTCGTCCGCTTCCTCGACCGCGTTGTCGTAAGCGGCCTCGTAAGCGTCCGCCTGAAGGTCGGCGGCGAAATCGGCCAGACGCGCGTCGTGCGTGTCGCAGATTTCGATGGCGCGGGTGAGGCTTTCCAGTTCGCGCGCCAGGTCAATGCGCTGGTGATTGAGGGTTTTGATCGTCTCGCCGGCGCCGGCGACGGCAGCGTCGAGTTCGGCGAGGGTGCCGTAGAGCTGCTGGGCACGCCCCCAGGCGTCGCTGATCTGCTGGAGCGCGTCGGTGTCGCGGCGTGCTTCGGCTTCCTGATAGAGCACGCCCAGGTTGCGTTCCAACCGCTCCATATAGACCGATGCATCGCGGGCGGCACCGTGCAGCGCGCGGGCGGTGGCGCGCCAACTGGCGAGCGCGCTTTCCGGCGTGGTGTTGTCGTCCTCGTGCGCGTAGTAGTCGCTGTGCGCGCGTGGGTCATCAGGACGCTGGTACGGGACTGCGTTCATGCGTCGCTCCTTCCGGGCAGGCCGGGACGGCGCGTGAAAATGCGCCGGGTCTGGCTGAGGCGGTACTGCGCAGCGTCCAGCCCGCGCCGGTAGGCGTCGGCGTTGAGGGCCTCAATGGTGGCCTCGACGCCGTGCTCGCGGATACTGCGCGCCAGTGGCAGGTTGGCCAGCGGGTCAACGAACACGCGCTGGTGGCGGCGCGGCTGCGCCGGAGCGCCGGTGGTGGGCACAGGGATCACTTCCTCGCGCGTGAGCGTGGCGACGCGCTGGATTTCGGCGCCGCACCAGACCACGTCAACCGACGCAGTCTCCCAACCGGCGCTGAGGTGCTGCGCCAACTCGCAGTCACTGGCTGCGACCTGCTGCGGCAGACTGATGTTGTGCACCAGCGTCTTGACGCGGCGCACGCGGCGCTCGATGACGCGCTGGAGCGCCACCGGGATTTCGACCGTGTCATCGTCATCCAGCGGCGGCTCGACAATGACGGGCTGATCGTCCACCATTGCGGTGTGCAGCAGCTCGGCCAGCGTGGTGCTGGCCCACTGGCGCACGGTGGCACCGGTGGCCGCGTCGGTGAACTCGACCTCGATGGAGTCGCCCTCCACCTTGACCACGCGCGCGGCGTGGTGCCCGAACAGCACCTGATCGCCCGGCTTGATGTCGGGGGTGTCGTCAGCGGCCATCAGAACTCGATCTCCTGCGCGTCGTCAAAGATCGACACGTCGGTGCGCCAGGCGCTGGCGTCTGGCAGGGTGAGGCGCAGCACGCGCGGATAACCGCGCCGGTCGCGGTCGAGCACGCCCACCAGCGGCGGGTCGAAGTCGATGGTGTAATCGGGCTGATACCAGTCGGAC